GATGAAACCCTAATCGCGGCTCTGATCTTGGTGGCTGAGTCCCTGATTCAAGCGCAAGAGCGAATCAACGAGGAAGGCGCGGTGGCGGTCTATGCCTCGGGTGTCGGCAGTTCGGCTTGGACGAAGCTGCGCAACGAGTCCATTGACAAGATCATCAAGATTCTTGGCGAGATGGGTCTTGTTTCCCGTGGTCGCCCGAAGAAAGTGAACAAGCCGACCGAAGTTGATGAGTTATTCGCCACTGCTTGACTCGGCGTTTCAGTATGCCGCCTCGGTGACTCGGGGCGACATTGCCGCCTGTGAGGATGTTCGGTTAGCTTGTCAGCGGTTCTTGGACATGGCAGAGCGTAAGGATGCGCCTTACGAATTCGTCCCGTCCAAAGCCGAGCACATCCTAAAGTTTGTCGGGTTCTGCCGCCATGTAAAGGGACCGGATGCGGGCAAGCCCATCGTCTTGCAGCCGTTCCAAGTCCTGTTCCTGGCGGGCGTATACGGCTTTCGGGACAAGGCAGACCATTCCCGGCGGTGGGTCACCGATGTCATTTTGTTTGTCCCGCGCAAGTCGGGAAAGACTACACTTGCCTCCATCGTAGCCCTGTACGAACTGATGTTCGGCGATGCAGGCGCGGAAGTCTTTACGCTTGCGACAAGCCGCGAGCAGGCAAGCATCTGTTTCGATTCCTCCAAAGCCATCGTGGAGGCGATGCACGAAACGCTTGCGGCTAAGTTCATCACCTTTCGCAGCGAGATTAAGAAGCAGGGTGACACCACCTCGACCTATCGGGCGTTGTCTCGAGACACCCGCAAGACGGGTGACGGCAAGAATCCCTCTTGTGCGTTGATAGACGAGGCGGCTCAGATCACCGAGCGATCCTCCATTGAGGTGCTGCACTCGGGCATGGGGGCACGGAAGAACCCGCTTCGGGTCTACATGACCACCGCTTCTTTCACCCGCGAAACCAAGTTCTTTGAAGACCTGACCTACTTTCGCAGCCTGCTTCGGGGCGATGTGCCGGATGCGGGCAAGTGGTTCGGGTTGTGCTATTCGATTGATCAGGGCGACAACTGGCGGGATCAGTCCACCTGGGGCAAGGCGAACCCCATGTTGGGGGTTTCGGTCACGACTGAGCACATTCAGCACATGGCAGATGAGGCGGCGGCTAAACCGGCAAGCCTTAACGAGTTCTTGTGCAAGCAACTCAATGTGTATGTCTCGGCTAACGCGGCCTGGGTAGACCGCAAGCACTGGGATGCTTCGGTAGCCCCGATGCCGGAGGACAAGCCCGAATCCACCTTCATCGCCTTTGACTTGGCGCATTCCCGCGACCTAAACGCGGTCTGCACCCTGCACCGCTACGGGGAAGAGGACTTCTATGCAGAGTTTCAATTCTTCCTGCCCGAAGAGTCCCTGAGCCTTGTTCCCAACCATTACCTGTCGATCTTTGATCAGGCTCGGCAAAGCGGCATCCTAAAGTTGACGCAAGGCAATGTCACCGACTTAAACGAAGTGGAGGCTTACATTACCTCCCAATCGGAGAAGTACGAGGTGAAGGAAATTGCGTACGACCCTTATAACGCAGCGGCTCTTGTGGCGAATCTTTACGGCAAGGGCTTGCCGGTTAAAAAGGTCGGGCAGGGCATGGCGGTTCTGTCTAACCCCTCAAAGACGACTGAGCAGTTGATTCTCAAGGGGGCAATCAAGCATTCGGGTAATCCCTTTATTGGTTGGCAACTGGGGAACTGCGAATGCTTCGTGGACATCAACGCCAATGTCAAAGTCAGGAAGAACGCAGCCGACCCGTCAGCCAAGATTGACGGCATCATCGCCATGATCATGGCCGTGCACTGCCACTTGGACAATGTTTACACCGCCGATTCGTTTGGCTTCCGCACGCTAGAGTGGTAAAGTCGCGGGAAACGGGGGCCAAACATGGGAATCCTTGACATTTTCAAGCGCAAACAAGCCCAAAACAACGAAGCAAACACGCTTTTTGGGCAGACCGCGCTAGGCAACAATGTCGTCTATCAGGGCGACAACCGCCGCCCCACGGTCAACACGCAGATTCTGTATGTCACCACAAGCGCGACTACAGACGCAGGGCGCATTGTTGACATCTCTACGCTCTCCCGAAACGGCACCGTTATGGCTGCGGTCGGGGCTAAGGCGCGTGCTTTGGCGCAGTTGCCCATCCGAATCATGTGCGAGTTGGACGATGGCACCGTGGTGGATGCCGTCAGGGATTCGCGGGTCAGCACCCGAAACAAGACCAAAGCGCAACAGGTTCTGAGCCTCTTGCAGAACCCCAACCAATTCCAAAGCCAATACGAATTTTGGTATCAGTGGTTGATGTGGCACGACCTTTTGGGCGAGGCGTTCACCCTGTGGTGGCGCAAAGACCAAAAGAACCCGATGCAGACCCCGACCGAGATGTTCATTCTCGATTCGACTCTCATTGCGGTCACCATCACCCCGACCCGCTATCCCTCATACCGGCTTTCGACCCCTTCCTACGGGTTCTCCAAGGATGAGCCGCTTGAGTATTACCAAGTCATGCACATCAAAGAGATGCCGTGGCAAGGTTCGGCGGGTTTCAACAAAGGCATCCTGGCGGTTGAGTTGATTGGTCTAGACCAAGACATTGACCTGTACGCAAACTATGTGATGCAGAACGGCGCGAAGCCCTCGGGGATGTTTACCACCGAGTCGGTCATTCCTGATGCCAAATACAAAGAGATTGCCGCCCGCCTGAAAGAAGCATGGTCGAGCATGACCGGCAGTCGGACTACCGACCCGTCCAAGCCCGGTCAGGGGATGCTCTTGGATCAGGGCATGAAGTACGAGCCGCTGAAGATGCTTTCCTTGCAGGACGCAGACGCAGCCGCCCTAAAACTTCAGACCATGAAGCGCATCTGCGGCTTGTTCGGCGTGCCTCCCGCGATGATTGGGATTGCGGACGGCAAATACAACAACACGCAAACCATGTTGGATGAGTTCTACAAATCCACCATGTACCCGCTAATCGTCAATGTCCGGCAAAAGCTCAAGCAGCACCTTTTGGTGGGCTATCCCTCGCTTTGCGTGGAGTTTGACACCCAACAATTCCTGCAAGGCGCACCGCTTGATCAGATGAATTATGTGGTCGCGGGGGTAAATGCGGGCATACTCACGCCCAATGAAGCCCGCGAGTATTTGGGCAAACCCGCGATTGACGGGAATGACGAATTAGACAAGAAAGGCGGCTCGGCAGACCCTCTGCCGGGTTCCTCACCACAAGACACCGGGGGCGGTGGCGGCAATCAGAAACGCCGCGCCAACATCGGGACAACTTGACCATATATGGCAGTTCACGCAAAATTGCTTGCAGCACTTGCGAATCAAGTTCGCAAGCCTGCGGAATTGCCGGTGCAGGCTCGCCTGTTGTCCCCGAAAATACAAGACATGAACACAACAGTCTTTGAAGGGGTCATCAATGAAAAAAGTCCAAATGATCTGCGAGGCTCGGCTAATTCTGCCCGAGGCCGCAGGAAGCCAAGAGCCAACCGGAAAGATTGAAGCCACCGTCACCACATGGGGCGCACGCGAAGGCGCTGACGGTCGCAAGTTCTTCTATAAGCCCGAGGGCTTTATGCAGTGGGCGAAAGAGTTTGCCGAAAACAAGCGGCCTCTGCCCATGTTCGTAAACCACAACGCCGATGCAATGCCGGTGGGTGAGTGGACCGCATTTGAATTCAACGACAAGGGCATGACCGCAGAAGGTCGGCTCTACCTAAACACCACTCAAGGCTCTGACCTGTATCAGGTCATGACCGAATCCCCGGCCATGTTCGGCGGCGTATCAGTAGGAGCATACGCAGATGAATACAAAATGGTCGATGCTGAAGGACAAGATTGCGATGATATGGAAGAAGGTTACTTCCAAATTACGCAAGGGGGACTCCGAGAAGTCTCAGTCGTAATGCACCCCAACAATCCAATGGCAGAGGTTCACAAGTTGGAATTCTTCCGACCTGATGGCTCTGCTGATCTGAAGATTTTGGAGAAGGCTCTGCGCGATGCAGGGTTGTCCAAGAAAGATGCGGTCGCTGCCGCATCTACCTTCAAGAAAGTGCTAGAGCAGCGTGAGGCTGTTCCCGCCACTCTTGAATCTGCGCCGACTCAGGGTGAGCCTGATGCGGAAGCGACCGAAGCGGAATTGCTCGCGGCTCTTGAGCAGCGGGAAATTCTCAAACATCTTTCCATTCGTTTGAAAGGCTAATCATGTCTAAGGAAATCATCGAGAAGTTGGACGCTATCGAAGCGCAAACTCTCTCCAAAGCAGAAGAAATCGCTGCCAAGGCTAACGAGGCTGTTGAAGCCGCCAAGGCTGAACTGACCGAGAAGGTCGCTACCCTGGAAGCCAAGGTCGCAAGCCTGAACGCTCCCGGCATCATTCGCCCCATCACCAAGTCTGTTCGCGCCGATGTGAACCGTTCGGTGCGCGAGCAACTGCGTGACTACGCAGCAGGCGGCAAGAGTTTTGAAAAAGAACTCAAGATGTTTGCTGATGAGTCTCAGTACCTCGCATACATGAACGAAGCATCGCAACTGACGGCAGGCGGCGATGGCAAGGGTGGTCGTACCGCTTACGACCCCGTGTTTGTGGCTCTGCGTATGTACAACCCGATGCGTGGTCTGTCGCGCACCGTGGCTACCGAAGGCTCTTCGTATCAGTTCCGGGTCAAGACCGGCAATGCGGGTGCTCAGTGGGGTTACGCCATTCAAAACAACGGCGCAGCAACGACTGAAAACACCTCCATTTGGCAACTGGTGCTGAAGGACATCAATGTGCAGTTCCCGATCCGCACGGCGGCTTTGGACGACATTGATGGTTTGGAAGCCAATGTGGTTGATGATATGTTGGCCGAGTTCGCTCAGAGCGAAGCCCTGTCCATGATCATCAACGATGACCAAACCGGCACCGGCACTTCGGTGGCAACTGGTGGTGCTGATGGTCTGCGCGGCTTGGATCAGTACGGTGGTGCTAACGCCTCCTACACGGGCGGCACGACCTCCACAGCGGCTTTCGGTTCCTCGGGTACTTCGTCCACCTCGGGCCTGCACTCGTTGGCAACCTATGACCAACTGACCACGAACGGTTTTGCAAGCACTAACAATGTGACCTTCCAAGACCTCGTGAATGTGGTTTACGCTCTGCCGCAAGCCTACTGGACCCCGAACGCAAAGTGGATGATCAACCCGGTCATGCTCTCTGCGATTCGTGGCCTGAAGGACAACCAAGGCACACCGATCTTTGAGCGTATGCACCCCGCCGCCGAACCCGGCATCGTGGGCAAGCTGCTCGGCTTCGATGTGGTTGTTAACACCTATGTTGACACCCCCACCGCAGCCGGTGCATCTGCCGGAACCACTGCTAAGTACCCCCTGTACTTCGCAGATTTCAGCCGGTTCCACACGATCATTGACCGTCTGAACATGGTCATGCGCCGGTACGACCAAACGGCTCCCGGCTTCATCACCTTCTTCGGTGAGAAGCGTCTTGCCACGAGCGTGCGCGATCCCTTCGCAGGTATCCGCTACCGTTCTACCGCAACGGGTGCTTAATAAAGTGGGGGGCTGCGGCTCCCCCTTTTTCGCGGGGACTTCATGCCAAAACCAAACGATGCAATGAAATCCGAAGCCAAGCGAGGACTTGCTTGGCGCGAGGAATTCAAGCGCGGAGGAACGGCGGTCGGTGTGGCAAGGGCACGAGATATTGCCCGAGGCGCAGACCTTTCACCCTCCACGGTTGCTCGGATGGTTAGCTACTTCGCACGCCACGAGGTAGACAAGAAAGGCGAGGGTTGGAGTCCCGGCGAAAAAGGATACCCTTCAGCGGGTCGAATCGCGTGGGCATTGTGGGGCGGCGACCCCGGCAAAACTTGGGCAGAAAAGGAACACGCCAAAATGAAGCAATCGGCAAATCAGCCTTCGGCAATCACCGAAGCATTCATGGACGCAATCAAAACGGCTATCACCGAGCACAAGCGTGTCACGGTGGACATTGCCGAAGCCTCTGCCCTGACCGGCTCGGGTAGTGGCATTGGTGGTCGCGTTCTGTTTGACGATGCGTTTGCTGCGCTTCGTTATGCAAACCCGTTCCGGCAAGCCGCCCGTGTCATCACGGTTGACGGCTCTGACGCTCAGTTTGTTGCCAAGATCGGTAACGCCACGAATCAAGCCGGTAACCCCTGGGGTTATGCGGTGCAGAACAACCAAGGTTCTCCCGACACCAACACGAACATTTGGCAGTTGCCGGTGCGCGTGGTGGCGGCTCAGTTGCCCATTCGCTCCGCAGTCCTGTCGGATGTGAACAATCTGCAAGACACGCTTGTGGAAGACCTGATGCTTGAGTTCGCGCAACTGGAAGGCGCGAGCATGGCAGTCAACTCCGACCAAGCAGGCTCGACCACCACGACCACGGGTGCAACGAACGGTCTGCGCGGCTTGGATATGTACCTTGACGGTGCAACCTCTGCCTTCGGCACCTCGGGCACGGCGATCACCAACGGCATCCACACGATTGCCACGCAGACGGCTACGACCGCAGTTGCCTACAACGACCTGACCGCAGCGGCTTCCAAGTTGCCGGGTCAGTATTGGAGCCTTCCGGGCACGGCTTGGCACATCTCGCCCGCCACGATTGAACTGCTGCGCGAACTCAAGGACAACAACAACCTACCCATCTTCCTCGAAACGGGTGATGAGGACGGCGGTGCGGTGGCGCACATCTTCGGTTGGCCGGTGATCCCCAACCCCTACCTGTCGGCTACCTACCCGATTTACCTAGCCAACTGGCCTCGCTTCTTGACCATCGGTGACCACACTGAATTCAGCCTGCAACTGATGGAACAGACCTCGCCCGGTTTCGTGACGATGTACGCTGAAAAGCGCGTGGTCAGCACCGTGCGCGACCCGTTTGCCGGGGTGCGGATCAAACTGTAAGGGGTTGTCATGTCGGTCAACAATTACCTGACCTACGGTGGGCCTGCCCTTGCGCCCACCCGCAACCCTTTTAACTACGCAAAGTTTGAGCAGATTAACCGCGACAATGTGACTCCTTGGCTCACGCTTGAGGAAATCACGCAGCAACTCAACCTGTTTAATGACGAATCGCAAGACACCTACCTTTCGGGGCTTGAGGTGGCGACCCGTCAGGCTATTGAGGACTTGATTGGCTTGCCAATCCTGCCGGTGTCGTATCGCGTCTACTACAACGCCAACAGCCTATACGGGGTTCCTCTGTCACTTGACTTGCCCGAGGTTAGCCCTGGCACGACTCAAGGCTGCTCGCCTTACGGTAACAACGGGGTGGTGATTGACCGCATCGGCTATTGGAATGACGATAGCCCGCCGATCTTCACCACGCTGACGGCAACGCAATATATGTACGACAACTCGGGCAACAAGGTCATCTTGTCTGACCTCCCGAGCGATCTGAATGCGTTTATGACCTCCCCGGTGGTCTGCGAATACACCGTGCAGCCTAGCCCTTTGGCGGCTTATCCTGTCATCAAGCAAGCCGGTTTGCTCTTGCTCACGCATCTCTACAACAACCGTAGCAACAGCGTTGAGGGCAGTTTGCGCGACATACCGTTTGGCGTAAACGCTCTGCTTCGGCCCTACAAGCCGTTGGTGATGTAAATGGCAATCGCACGGTTTGAGAACATCGCAGTCAACAATCTGACCTTCGCAAAGTCGGATTTTGGCGAGCAGTCAACCACTCAAACCAAGTGGTTCGACACCCGCGCGCGTGTCTCCGATGTGGCGAATAGCTTGCGGATCAGCGAAAAGTACCGGCTCTACCAAGACCTAGTGCAACTGACGCTGAACTACACGCCCAACACCAAGCAGATGGTTGACCGGCAAGACTTGTATTCGATCACTTGGCGCGGGCACGAGTGGCGCATCAGTGATTGCCGCGAAGCCAACGACCGCATGAGCATCACCTTCATGTGCTATCGCAACGATCCGGTGGCGGCGGTCTAACATGGCACAGAACAATCCTGTTGTTTACGGCAAGGCGATCCAAGCGGCATTGCAAGCCGTGGTTACGCCTGTGCCTGTGTACGCAGCATTCAACCGCAACTTTGCGACTCAACCCAAGTTTGTGACTTGGAATCTTCGCAATGTGCATCAGGATGTGTATACAGGTCAGAACCAAAACAACAAGGGTATTGACCGACCGATCTTCCAAGTGAGCATCTTCACGCAACAGATCGAGGATGGTTTCACAATCTCCAATCAAATCCTACAATCGCTGCACGGTTTTAGCGGCTTGTTTGGAGGTTCACCCAATGGCATCTATGTGTCCAAGGTGGATATTTCTTGGCTCTACAACTCTTATGACAACGAGGAAAAACTAGCTCAGATTTTCCTTGACTGTCAGCTAGACATTCCAAGTTAAGACAACACCCCTGTTTTTTTGGAAAGGAAAGAAAAATGGCTCTCCCGAATAAAGTGTTGCCCGGTTTCTCTGCTGCCCTGTGGGCACAAACGGGCGCAACCCCGACTCCCTTGAGCACCACCAACCTGTCCACCTGGACGGCTCAAGTGCAGGACATCGTTGGCACCTCTGCCGGTGGCTTGGGCACCGATGGATTGCAACTCAATGTTGAAGCCGTGCCTGCGTTCGGCCAAGACGATGCAATGGCTAACTTCTCGGTTGCCGGTTCGCGTCAGTCGGACAAAATCCCCACTCAGTCTGCCCCCACCTCGCTGACGGTCACGGCTGCTTGGAATCCTTCGGATGCCGGTTTGCTGCTGATGCGTGCTGATGCCGCTAACGGCACGATTGACCGCACCTTCGTGGTCAGTGCTTATGACGGCACCAATGTGGTGGCTTACGCCTTCAACGGTCGCGTGTCTCAGTTCCAAATTGATGCCCAACCCGGCGCGGAAGCTAAGTGCATCTTTAGCATCCACCCCCGTGGCAATCAGTACGGTTGGTCGAACAACACCTAAGACATGACCACGACAATACAAAACACGAACGACCTTCTTTCCTTTCTAGTGACCCAAGCCGAATCCCGCCGGGATTGGTTTGGGTTCACTCAGCAAAGGATGACGGCTATTACATTGGCGCATGAGATTGCAGCGCGGCACGCCGACAAGATGACACCCGATCAGGTTGTCGAGTACGCCATTGCAATCAACGCCCAAATCTTTCAAAAGATCATCAAGCCGCAGTAGGTCATCATGGCAGGCTTCACATTCAAGTTTGAAGGTCTGTCGGATGTCATGCAAGTATTTGATGAACTTGCCCGAGAGATAGGGGACAAGGAAGCCAAGAGCAAGGTTCTTGTGCCTGCGGTTCGCAAAGTCATGCGACCCGTTTTGGATCAAGCCAAAGTTTTGGCTCCTAAAGACACGGGCGCACTTGCCAAGCATCTTCAGATTGAGGCAAGGCGACCCAACCGCCGGGACTTGCGTTCTAAGTACATCAATCCCACTGATACGGTCATTGCCGCCGTCACGACAAAGGCATTCCCCAAAAAACTGCGCCGACAGTTCTATGAGGAAAACAAAGCACTTTTGGAAAGCAACAAAAGTGCATACAAAGCCAAGTTCCGCGAATTTGCTTTGTCGCAAGGTTTCCCCTACGATGCAAGAGCGATGGCGCAGGAATTTGGCACCGCCAAAACTCCCGCGCAACCGTACTTGCGCCCTGCACTAGAGAACAATGCGGGGCGTGTTGCCAATGACCTGGGAAAAGTCTTGGCGGCACAGATCACAAAATACAAGTCAAGGAAAGCTAAGAAATGAGCAAGATTGCAGCGGCTCTTGGTGAGTCATACCAAGCCAAGCGTGAAGAACTCCGCACCCGCAAGTTTGAACTTGGCGGGCACACCTTCAAGGTGCGCGTGCCTGTCGTGGCCGAGACTGATGCCATCTTCAAGCGCGTCAGCGAGCCGGATGAGGCAAAGATTCAAGCCGTCTACGATAAGTTGGCGCAGCCCATGATGCAGTTTAAGGATGAAGCCGACAAGACCGGCTTTGAGTTCCTTGAAGACGACATCATCATCAATGGCAACTCGCTCAAGCAGACCGCCAAAACTCAGGTGATGACGCAAGCGCGAATCACCGAATACATCAAGTTGCTCGTGCCGGTCGAGGGCACGATGGACGACATCACCTACGAGGACATTGAAGCCGAGTTTCCGATGTCCACGCAACTTGCGTTGATTGAGAAGATCACCGAAGTCATCTCCCCGACCTATCGGGAATCGCGGGGAAACTGACTCGCTCGTTGAAGAAACAGGTAGAAGCCGCCATGATCTTCAACGGGCACACTCAAGATTCAATCGCGGCTTTGGATCAAGACATCATGTCTGACATTCAGACGATGTACGCAGACGGCATGGTGGGCAACCACAACCTTGTGTATCTGCTCGGCACGCTCGTGACCGGCGTGTTCAACTATTTGCGGGCAGAAACGGCTACACCGTTCTCGCTTGCCAAGGTGCTTGGTCCCGCGCACGACTACATCTTCCCCCCGTTGTCAGAAGAGCAAAAGAAGCAACAAGTCAACGAGCAGTTGCTTTCCTTTATGACGATGGCTCCTGGCTTTGACAAGAAGAGGTTCAACCGTGGCTAACATGATTGCCCGCCTGGGCGTATTGCTCGGGCTAGACACCGCAGAGTTCAACAAGGGGCTTTCTGAGGCGGGGCGCAAATTAGATGCGTTTACTGCTCAGGCGAAGCAAGGCGCGGTGGTTGCCGGTGCTGCGTTTGCCGCCTTGACTACCAAGGCAATGGCTTATGCAGATGAAATTGCCGATGTAGCAAAGGCAAATGACTTTGCGATTGATAGCGTCATCAAGCTACAGGATGCGTTGGCAAGCTCGGGCGGCAAAGCCGAGGACGCGGGCAAGTTGCTTGCCTCATTCACCAACTATGTAGACAAGGCTGCTGAAGGCTCGTTCGAGGCTCAAAAGCTTTTTGCCAAGTTGGGCGTGTCTTTCCAAGACCTCGGCAAGCTATCTACCGAAGAACTGTTCAACAAAGCAGTCAAGGGCATTGCTGCCATAGAAGACCCACTTACCCGAGCCGCCAAGGGCATGGAGGTGTTTGGCAAGGCAGGCAAAGGCGTGGACTTTGTTGGCTTGGCAGATGGCATGGATAGGACAACCGCCGATGCTCAAAAGCAAGCCCAAGCTATCGAACAGTTGGCGGCACTCTATGACAAATTAGCTCAAGCCGGTCGAGATTTCTTGCTTGGCTTCATTAAAGAGTTTGGCACATCAATCTCAGATACCTTTGATTACATACAGAAATTAACATCAGGAGCAGATACCCTAAAGAACATTTTGAAGGGTGTTGTTGACAATGTTTTGCTTGCGGGCGCTCACATTGCCTATATGTTTGTTCAAGTCTATAAAGAGTTTGAAACAATCGCTAGGCAAATTGGTGCTCTTGCTGTTGGCGATCTTGACAAGTTCAGCAGAATTCACAAAGAAGCAGTTGAACGAGCCAAAAAAGACCGCGAAGACCTAGACCGCTTTGAGCAAAAGATTCTTGGCGGTGCCGGTGGCGGTCGCGGTTTTATCAATCCTCCGATGGCACTTTCGGGTCAACCAACGGGACAGCGGCGCGAAACCAAAGAAGGCGTTAACAAAGAACTAGAAGCCGAACTCAAAGCCAAGATGAAGATGTGGGCAGACTCTATGCGCCGTTATCAAGCGGAGCAAGATGCTCTCGACAATCTTGAGGTGGCATACGGCAAAGTAATCAGCAAAATGGTTGATTACGAAAAGGCACAAGATCGTAGGCTTGATCTTGAAGAGCAATTGCTTGATCTAGACCTTAAAAAACAAGGCATGGCCGACTACGAGTTTGAGTATCGGCGCAAAATGATTGAACTCAATCATCAGCAGATTGAGGCGTTGCGCGAGATTCAACAGATGGAGTTGATGCCTGACGATAGAGCCAAGCGCATTGAGCATCAGAATCAACTCTACGAGCGTCAAGTAGGCTTGATCAAGAAGGTGCGCGATACCGAGGAATTGCGGCGCACGGGCGACATCACCAAAGGCTTCATGGAGGCGGCTAAAGACTTCTTCCAAAAGATGCCCACCGAGATGGAAACCGGCGCGGCCATGTTCGGCTCGCTCATGGGCAATATGAGCCAAGCTCTAGACAACTTCGTTCGCACGGGCAAGCTCAACTTTAAGGATTTCGCTCGAAGCGTCATTCAAGACCTAATCGCCATTCAACTCAAGGCGCAAGCCATGAAGTTGTTTGCCAACCTGTTTGGCTTCGGTCCTGCCCCGGCAGGCGGCACAACCGTCCCGGTGGTTGACGCAATCCCACGCGCAAACGGTGGCCCGGTGTCGGGCAATGAAGCCTACCTCGTGGGCGAGCGCGGGCCTGAACTTTTCGTGCCCCGCATGAGTGGCTCAATCATTCCCAACAAAGCCATGAGCATGGGCGGCACAACTCAGGTGACCAACAACTACATCAACGCCATTGATGTGAAGTCGTTTGAAGAGCGCATCATGGGCAGTTCTAACGCAGTGTGGGCGGCTAACCTCTACGCTCAGAAACGCTTGCCCTTGGGCGCAGGGAGAATGTAATGTCGTTTCAAACCATCGTTGACATTCAGCAGTCCATGACGGTGAACAACCGCCGGACTGTCGGACAACAGGTCACCCGCAGCGGGCAGATCAGAACGGCGCAATACCTCACGGCAGTGCCTTGGGTGTTCACCATCGTGCCGCACAACTTCCTGTATTACCCGCAGGTGCGAGATGTCATTCAGACAATTGACAACCTTGACCGGCAGACGGCGGCAAACATCACTTTCAACACGGCAAACCTTCAGTGGTTCACCGAGTACAAAGGTGGTCTAAGCACGGGTCAGGCTTCGGCCCTGACGCTCGCAAGCGGTCCCCCGGCTAACTCGCAGACCATCACGGTAGGCAATCTGCCCTCTGTAGCCTCAAGCACGGTCGTTTTCGCGGCAGGCGACTTCCTGCAACTCGGCAGCTATGTCTACAAAGTCACCCAATCGGTTCTGCGCGGCTCAAGCTCTACGGTGTCGGTGAATCTGCATCGCCCGGTGATTGGCACGCCTGCTACGGGCAACCTCACGGCAGTGGGCAAGGATGTCTACTTTCCGGTCTATGCGGAAGTCTGCCCGACCTACACCCTCACGCCCATGACCAATGGCGCATTTGTCAACTGGGATGAGCCGTTTGTGTTTCGGGAGAATGTCGCACCATGACCACCACAATGGCGGCGCTCAATAGCGCAAACATCCGATACGCAGAGTTCGTGCGCCTGTCTGTTGGCACAACTCCAACGATCTATACCTTTTGCAACGCAGCCGCGCCTGTGACGGTTGATGGCATCACCTTCAGCAATCTTGGCTCGCTCCTGACGATTGGCGATGTGCAGCGGGATGTGAAGGCGACATCGTTTGATATGTCGATTTCCCTCACGGGTATTGACCCCAACAATGTCGCGCTGATCCTCTCAAGCGACATTAAAGGCAGCATCGTTGAAATTTGGCGCGGCTTCCTCGATTCTGACAATCAGATCATCACCACGCCAACAACGCAGTTCTTCAAGCGTTGGACGGGGATTGTCAACAATGTCAGCATCTCCGAGGATTGGAACGAGCAAGCGCGTTCGCGGATTGCCACTTGCGTCATCACTTGTTCAAGCATGAGGCGCATCCTAGAAAACCGGATTGCGGGCATCAAGACCAACAAAACGGTGTGGCAGTTCTTCTACCCTGGCGACACCTCTATGAGCCGGGTGGATGCGATTTCTAACACTTACTTTGACTTTGGCGGCAAGCCTTCGACCGGCAGTGTTTCGACTCCTGGCGGCGGCGCGTCAGTAACAGAACCAAACGACACGATACAAGCAAATTGATCCGAGAAGCCTACAAGCACGACCTTGACGCTTGCGTTGAGATGATGCGGCGATACGCCGAGGAATCTCCTATTGAGAGACTAAGGGACAAGAAATACCACAACGAAGATCACATCCGAAGCCTGTTGTTTAGCCTGATGGTCGGGCGCGGCTTCGTGCTCGTGGACAACGACTACAGGGGCATGGCGGCGGCAATCGTCACGCCGAACATTTGGTGCCCCGAGGTAAGCGAGGTGCGCGAGTTGGCTTGGTGGGTTGACCCCGAGCATCGGAATGGAACAATCGGTGGCAAGTTGTTTTTGGCATACGGCAAGAAAGCACAAGAGTTGGTCGATCAAGAGCGAGCCGAAGTGGTTCTGATTTCTTTGATGCCGCAAAGCCCGCAGATCAAGTTAGAAAATAGGGGTTTCAAGAAGATTGACTCTACCTATTGCAAGGAATAGAAAATGGTTGCAACACTTGTTATAGCGGCAGCAGAAGCGATAGGAACGGTAATCGGTCTTTATCAGGCGAGCACTCTCTTTGCAATGGCGGTCAACTTCGCGGTTTCCTACACGGTCACGCGAGTTTTCGGAGCCAAGCCGCCTCGGCAGCAAGACAATGGGGTGCGGCAACAAGTTCCACCTTCGGCCAACAACTCTATTCCTGTCGTCTATGGCGATGCTTGGATGGGAGGCACCTTCGTAGATGCGGTGCTAACCACTGACAACCAAGCCATGTACTATGTTTTGGCGATTTCCAACATCTCGCCAAACGGTCAGTTCACATACGACACTACGCAGTTTTACTACGGTGACCGGCTTGTAACCTTTGCTCCTGGCACCAACCAAGTCGCCTCTCTGACTGACGGCGCGGGGAATGTAGACACCAAGATCAATGGTTACCTCTACATCAACCTCTACACCTCAAACGCAGCCGGGACGATCACCACGGTTCTAGGCACGGCTCCCAATGTGGCGATGGGCGGCGTGGACATTCCCGCCGGTCTGCGGTGGCCTGCCTCGGGTCGGCAGATGAACGGGCTTGCCTTTGCCATCGTCTATTTGAAGTATTCGCAAGACGCAGGGTCTACGGGCTTGCAGCCCATCACCTTCAAGGTCAAGCACGCATTGAACGGCACCGGCGTGGCAAAGCCCGGATCGGTCTTGCAGGACTACCTGACGAACACGGTGTACGGTGGCGCGGTGGACATTTCCAATGTCAACACCACTGCCTGCGCTGCTCTTGACACATACGCCGATCAACTGATCACCTACGATCTGCCCGGTGGCGGCACTGCTACACAGTCGCGCTATCGTATCAACGGGGTAATTGACACGGGCGAAACCGTACTCAACAACATCGAAAACATTTTGTTGGCGTGCGACTCGTGGATCAGCTATCAAGCCGAATCGGGTCAATGGTCACCCGTGATCAACAAAGCTGATTCGACCGGCTTTGCTTTTGACGACTCCAACATCATCGGCGAGATTCGGGTATCGGCTACCGACATCACCTCAAGCATCAATCAGATCGAGGCTTCGTTCCCTTGGAAAGACAACAAGGACAAACCGGGCTATGTGTTCCTCGAAACGCCTGCCGGTCTGCGCTATCCGAATGAGCCGGATAACAAATACACCCTGTCGTTCACGATGGTCAACGACTCGGTGCAAGCGCAATATCTTGCCAACCGTATATTGGAGCAAGCACGCGAAGACCTGGTGGTTTCGTTCAGCACGGCTTACACCGGCATCCAAGTCAATGCGGGCGATGTCATCAGCGTCACCAACTCAGCCTACGGGTGGACAAACAAACTATTCCGCGCCATAAAGGTCAACGAGGCTTCGCTGCCTGATGGCAACCTCGGAGCGCGTATTGAGTGCACCGAATACAACGCTGCGGTTTATGACGATGCCACGATTACGGCATTCACGCCCGCGCCCAACTCTGACCTTCAGTCAGGCTACTACTTCCCGGCTCTGTCAGCTCCGACTTTTAGTGATCAGCAGCCTGCACTTTCGCCTCCTACCTTTAGCGTCACCTGCCAACTCCCGAGCACGGTTCGAGTCACGGGCGTAACGCTGTACTACACCAAGTCAGCCACGCCCTCAACGACCGATTGGGATGTGTGGGGCGTTCAGACCCCGATTACAGAATCCGCGTTCCCTGCGGGCGCTGCAATCAAGTTCACCAATGTGATTGTTGGCGCGGGTACTTACTACTTCGCGTTCTCGATCAACAACGAGATTTCTACCTCGCAAAAGTCGGCGACATCTGCGCCGTTCTCTTGGGCACCGATTGTTTCTTCGCTGATTGCAACATCGTGGTCGCCTGTGGTCATTCAGGTGCCCCGCACGGGTGGCGTGCCGAGTTTCACCAACATTAATCCGCAGCTATACCTGACCTTCGGCGGCGTGCAGGTCAACTTTGTCACCTCACAGACCGACACCGACCCGGCTTTCGTAAACAACACTTGGCGTATTGGCAATTCAGCCACCACGGGTAATGGCGACATCACCACCACGGGTGGGTTGGTCATGGGCGCTATCACTGATGGGGGCACCTATGCTCAGTGGGGCGACCCCACGGCCATGACAAGCTCGCCTGCTTTGTTGTCAGTGCCTGCTCGATACAAAGACAACACCGGCACGGTCTATCAGACTGCGTTCAATTCGCTTCAGTTCATCTTCCTTGACGCAGGCGTGGTTGGACCCACCGGGCCTACTGGAAGTCTTGGACCCACTGGTGGACAAGGGCCAACGGGCAACGCGGGACCAACCGGAAGTTCAGGCCCAACTGGCAACGCAGGCCCAACCGGGAGTTCGGGACCAACCGGCAGCCAAGGCCCGACCGGCAGTTCAGGCCCGACAGGCGCATCAGGCCCCACTGGCTCTCAGGGCGCTACGGGTCCGACAGGTGTTGGCGGCAATCAATACGCCACTGCATATTTGTATCAATGGTCGCCCGTTCAGCCGGGCAATCCTTCGGGCAGTTCAACTTATGTGTGGGCTACCGGAGTTAACACTAGCTATACCGGCGGCAATGGATGGAGCGTAACGCTTTCAGCCAATCCGGGCACGCCGGGAATTTATTTGTGGATTGCTTCTAAGGCAGTTTCAGATGTTGGTGGATCAACTAGCACAACTGTGGCACATCGACCTATACATGGGCTACGGGATCATTTACGCCTGATCCTGCCGGATGGTCTTCTACGATTACGGCTTCTCCTAGTCCCGGCTTTACTCTATGGTCGGCAACAGCATCAATCATTGATGCAGCATCAGCCACGACCACAACAATCAACTGGTCAACCGCAAGCATTGTGGCTGCGGGATATGCGGGCATTACTGGTCCGACAGGCGCAAGCGTTACCGGACCAACCGGTGCCACAGGCGCTCAGGCGCGGATCATGTATGCGCGGATTGCCAACAACCCGCAGCCTGTTCCTACCACGGTAACGGTCACCGGCGACAACCGACCCACTTCGGGAGAAAGTGCGCCTTGGGGTCCGCTGTTCCAAGTCACTTGGTACGCATCTGACCCGGACCCGGCAAGCAACAACTCGCTTTATCAAGCTGACGGCATCTTCAACGGTGTAAACACTGTTTGGTCTGCGCCGTACATCTCAAGCCTGAAGGTCGGCACGCTCTCGGCTATCACGGTCAACACCGGAGCCTTGACGGTTCAGGACTCGCTGACTGTCAGCAGCCTTGGCAATATCAAAGGTGGGCAAACAGGTTACAACGCAGGAACTGGTTTTTTCCTTGGCTATTCCGGTGCTGCTTATAAATTCTCAGTTGGTTCAAGCACACAATCTTTGACTTGGGATGGCACGGCGCTCAATGTGACCGGCAACATTTTTGGAACTGGAAAAGCAGAATTCACTGGAGACAACCAAGACCTATTTGGTTCGGTTGTCAAAGCAACATCAACGGGAACGGCTTATCTAGCAATTTTGGGTGTGTCTTCTCTTGCCAATGGCAGAGGTACAGCAGGCAATGCAAGCGGCTCTAGCGGAGTGGGGGCAATCGGTTCAGCAACTGCTGCGGGTACGCGAGCCGGTGTTTTGGCATTTGCCACAAGCGGCGCAACAACTGCGCTAGAAGTTGCGGGCGGTGCTATGGTGATTGACAACTCAACATTAGTTGCCAATCTCAATGCTGACTATGTTGATGGCAAGCACGCATCGGCTTTTGTACAAGTCGCGGCAGGCACAAGCAACAACAATTACATCTATTTTGTAAACAACAACACCGCGCCAAGCGACCCCAACAACCGTGCTGCGTGGATTCGACTTGCCACCAATGATGGTGGATATGTTTATTTCCCCGGCTATCTGTGAGGCAGAAATGAGAACTATTACGATTAATGGTCAAACCGTTTATCAAGAAATTCAGTCTTATGACCACAATGTGGGCAACTATGTGCGAGTCTTGATAGGAACTGGCAAGCAAGTTGATGGCAAATTTGAATTTGATGTGCCTCAACAATTTCAAACTTGCTTTATTGCTGACAAGCCCGAAAGGGTTGCCGTAATGACGGGGCAAGTGCTTGATCCTGCCATCACTGATTACAGCGACCTCATGGCTATGGGCGGCATCACGCTAGAAAATCTTTGGTCTATCATTGACCAAATCAACGCCCGATCCTAGAATTTGGCAAGACAAGACACCATCCCGTGCCCCGCAAGAGATGTGGGGAGCGTCACCACCCGGATAGGGGAATCGCATGGCGATCTTCAACAAGAATACGCTTGCTCAGGTAAGCGGGTTCGACAACCCGATTTTGGCGGGTGAGTTGGTTTGGAACCAAAAGACCTATTGGAATCTTTCGTTCACCAACTGCGCCACCGGCCTGCCCATTGCTCTGACGGGCGCAACGCTTGACGCTCAGATCGTCCGGCGCGAAGTCACCAACATCGTAGACACCCGCAACGGGTTGACCTTCGATATTGCGGATTACAACCCGACTCCCACGCCGGTCAGCTTGACGATCACCAACCGCAATGATGCGGCAGGAACTTTCACGCTTGTGATTGACGACAGCACTTGGTCGCTGATCAACAGTGATCCCGAGTTGGAGATCAACGCTCAGGATTGCGTAGGCTTCTCAGGGCGCATCAAAGTCTCATTCCCGGCAACCGGCTCCACGCCGCAGGATGACGCGATCATCTTCCTGCTGTTCTTGGTTCGCTCTGACGGTGTGGTGGTGGTATGAGCAACATCAAAGTTGTTGTTCAAGACGGCAACAATGTCAACCTTCAAGTCACGCCCACGCCTGATGTCAGCGTAAGGCTTGACCGCAGTGTTGCGGGGGCTACTGGGCCTACCGGGCCTGCGGGAACTGCCGGACCTACTGGGCCTTCGGGCACTGCCGGACCTACGGGTGCCACGGGCGCTCCCGGCCCTGCGGGCGGTCCTACCGGCCCAACCGGAGATGCAGGCCCAACCGGTCCCGCCGGAACAGCAGGCGCAACCGGCCCTACGGGTCCGACAGGAACGCAAGGTAACCTTGGTCCAACCGGCCCCCAAGGTGTGCAGGGCATTCAGGGCGTGCAAGGCGACCCCGGCCCCACCGGGCCTACGGGCATTCAGGGCAACCCCGGTCCTACGGGATCAGCCGGCCCAACTGGCGCTTCGGGCGCTTCGGGAACCACCGGCCCTACTGGCCCCACAGGTGCGCCTTCTACCGTAGCGGGTCCGACTGGCCCGACCGGAGACACTGGGGCCACCGGACCTACGGGCACTCAGGGCGCACAAGGCAATCCCGGCCCCACTGGTCCGCAGGGCGTGCAAGGACCGCAAGGTAATGTTGGCCCCGCAGGTCCAACCGGCCCCACGGGTGACATCGGAAGCACCGGCCCAACCGGCCCCACGGGCGCACAAGGCGTTCAAGGTAACGCCGGACCGACTGGCCCCACGGGTGATCAGGGCAGCGCAGGACCGACCGGCCCAACCGGAGACTTTGGTCCGACCGGCTCGACCGGACCTACTGGCCCCCAAGGCACGCAGGGCAATGTAGGCCCGACCGGTCCCCAAGGCATTCAGGGCATCCAAGGCCCGCAAGGAATTGCCGGACCCACAGGCCCAACGGGAGACATTGGAGCCACTGGCCCTACCGGCGCGACCGGAGCCGCTTCCACGGTAGCCGGACCAACTGGCCCTACGGGACCGCAAGGCGCAGACGGCCAATCGTCAAGTTTCTACGAGTATCAAGCCGACACCAATCAAACGAGTGGTGTGCCGACTGCCGGTCATCTGTATTGGAACAATGCCACGCAGATTTCGGCTACGCAAATCACCATCAGTCACCTTGAGCAAGGTGGATTGGACATTGATGTTTTCCTAGAATTCATCAAGACCGGTGACACCATCGTTCTGCAAGACCGGAACAACTCTGCCAATTTCCAAAAGTGGGAAGTCTCGGCAACTCCTACGGTTGTTCCTAACAGCTATGTAACTCTTCCAGTTACGCTAATTTCTTCGGGCGGTCTAGGCACAACCAATTTCAACAACAATCATCAGCTAATTGTTGTCATTCAGTCTGTTGGCTTGGCCGGACCTACCGGTCCCCAAGGCGCTACTGGTCCTACGGGAGCCGCCTCTACGGTGCCCGGACCCACCGGCCCTACGGGTGATACCGGACCAACCGGCCCTCAAGGCGCAGCCGGACCCACGGGACCGCAAGGCCCACAGGGCATTCAAGGCATCCAAGGAAACGCAGGACCGACCGGGCCTACGGGCGATCAGGGTGTAACCGGGCCTACCGGACCCACTGGCGCGAACTCCACTGTTCCCGGCCCCACAGGCCCAACGGGTGACACCGGCGCTGTCGGCCCGACCGGGCCTACGGGGTCTACCGGGCCTACCGGAGCACAAGGCGACACAGGCCCGACTGGCCCTCAAGGCATCCAAGGCGTAACCGGCCCAACCGGCGCTCAGGGACCGCAAGGTATCCAAGGCGTGCAAGGCCCGATTGGCCCGACCGGACCTACCGGGGCGCAAGGCGTTCAGGGCAATGTTGGACCTACCGGCCCGACCGGGGATACCGGCGCTGTTGGGCCTACCGGGCCTACCGGCTCAACGGGAGCCACTGGCGCAGCGGGACCGACCGGGCCTACTGGCGACACCGGAGCTACGGGCCCAACCGGCCCGCAAGGAACCCAAGGCAACGCAGGCCCAACGGGACCGCAGGGCGTGCAGGGTATCCAAGGTGTTCAGGGCGACACCGGACCTACTGGTCCCACAGGCCCGACCGGGGCGGCTTCTACAGCTCCGGGTCCAACAGGCCCAACAGGTGCAACAGGTCCGATAGCTGCAACCTATCTGCCCGTGCTGACAAATGGTGGCACAACGGTCAATGTTGCCATCAGCGGCGGTTATTTGTCGGTGTTCACTTACGCAGGCACCACGGTCAATGTGCCGGTCTACTGAGGATAAAACATGGCAACTCGATATTCTCTTGTTCTGAATGGCACGACCATCCAAGAACTGCAACCCGGCGACACATTGTTGGGTTCTATTTCATCTCTGACGGGAGGTGGCGCAGGGCAGCTTGCTTATCAGTCTGCTGCTAACACAACTGCGTTTGTCTCGGCAGGCACTTCGGGGCAACTGCTGCAATCAAACGGCACTTCCGCGCCCTCTTGGTTCACCCCCAACTATGTTTCAACTGGTAAAGCAATCGCAATGGCGATTGTGTTCGGAGGCTAAAAATGGCAAACCCAAACATCGTCAATGTCACTGCGATTTACGGCAAGACAGCCGTACTTGCTGTTACGACTACGGCAACGGCAATCGTGACGAACTCAGCAGCAAGCAACAAGGTGTTCAAAGTTAACGCCTTGTATGTGTCAAATATTGACGGCACCAACAACGCTGAAATCACGGTTGATGTGTTCCGGTCTTCGGTGGCTTATCGCATTGCATCCACCATCGTGGTGCCTGCTGATGCCACGCTTGATGTGATCAGCAACCCGATCTACCTTGAAGAAGGTGATTCGCTTCGTCTGACTGCCAATGCAAACAGTGACCTTGAGGCTGTTTGCTCCTACGAAGACATCTCCTAATCATGGCTGACTTCCCTTCATCTACGAGTGCCTACGGGCGGTGGAACCTCATGGATGTGAGGGATGCCATCATGGGCGGGAATTGGCCTAGCTTGCCTGTGCTTGTTGATTACCTAGTTATAGCAGGTGGTGGCGCAGGCGGTCCCGGTAACTATCACTCGGGTGGTGGTGGTGCGGGGGGAATGTCAAGTGGTAGCAATCAATCGTTGATAACGGGCACCACTTACACCATTACAGTTGGCGCAGGCGGCGCAGGATCAACAAGTGGGGTTCCCGGCGCAAACGGCAGTACATCTTCTTTTGGCGCAATATCATCTACCACTGGCGGTGGCGGTGGTGGCACTTACGGTACAACAGCATCTGAAATTGGACGCAATGGCGGCTCAGGCGGCGGTGCGGGTATTACTTCATACAACTCGCCTGTTTCGGGCGGCACAGCCGTAAGTGGTCAGGGCAACAATGGAGGAATGTCAAATTCAGGCGCTCCATATTACGGCTGCGGCGGCGGTGGAGGTGCGGGTGCTGTAGGTGGCTCAGGCAATAGTTCTGCCGCAGGTAATGGCGGCAATGGACTTGCCTCTTCCATTACTGGATCAAGCGTCACTTACGCCGGTGGCGGTGGTGGATCGGCATATACCACTACGGGTGGTTCGGGTGGCTCCGGTGGTGGCGGCGGTTCACTGGGTGCAAACGGCACATCGGGCACCGCGAATACCGGAGGCGGCGGTGGCGCAGGACAATCTCACGCAGGGGGATCAGGCGGCTCAGGCGGCTCCGGTGTTGTGATCATTTCTGCGTCACGAGCAGCAGCTTCTACCACTGGGTCGCCAACGGTCACCACAAGTGGTGGACGCACGATCTACACCTTCACAGCCTCCGGCTCAATTACCTTCTGATCATGCCGCAATTCCCAAGCACCACATCGGCATCAGACATTTGGGGTCTGATGGATCAGTATCGCGCAGAGGCCGGGGATAACTGGCCTGCACCCCCGCCACCTGTTGTTGACTATCTTGTTATCGCAGGCGGCGGAAGCGGAGGGAGAGCATTTGCGCTTGATTATGGTGGTTCGGGTGGCGGCGGTGCAGGCGGTTACCGCGCCGCAAGCAGTTTTATTCCAACAATCGGCACAACCTACACCATTACTGTAGGTGCAGGCGGGGCAACACAAACCACTAACAACGCTCAGGGAAACAACGGCTCTAACTCTAGTTTTGGGGCTGTGTCTACTGCCACAGGTGGAGGCGGTGGTGGTGCGGGCGGCAATTCCACTGCTGCAAGAGCCGGTCTTTCCGGAGGCTCCGGCGGCGGCGGTGGCTATTTTGATGGAGTGGGGGGTGCAGGCACTGTTGGTCAAGGTAACAGTGGGGGCAATTCAAATACCGGACTTGATGGCGGTGTGGGTGGTGGCGGAGCTTCTGCCGCAGGTAGTAATGCAACAAGCGGTTCGGGTTCTGCCGGTGGCGCAGGCACAGCATCTTTAATTACTGGCACATCTGTGACCCGAGCCGGGGGTGGCGGCGGCGGCGCTTATAACACATCTGGTGGCGCAGGCGGCTCTGGTGGCGGCGGCACAGGTGGTAATGGGGGGCAAAGCGGAACCGCAGGTACGGCAAACACCGGAGGTGGTGGTGGTGGTGGAGGTACTTCGGCCAGTTCAATCGGGAATGGCGGCGCAGGTGGTTCTGGCGTTGTGATCATCTCCTCTACCCGAGCGGCTGCATCTACTACGGGATCACCAACAGTCACAACCTCCGGTGGTCAAACCATCTACACCTTCACTGCATCCGGCAGCATCACTTTCTAAGGCAGCAGCATGGCTCAGTTTCCATCCCAATCATCAGCCTCCGGGCTTTGGTCGCTGAAGAAGCAAAAGCGTGCAGAGCAAGGCGACAACTGGCCTCCGCTATTCGGACCTGCTGACGACTACTTTGAGTATGTCACCATGCTGCTCCCCGGCAACGGCACCAACGGGGCGCAGAACAACACCTTCCTAGACTCATCGACCAACAACTTCACGATCACCCGCAACGGCAACACCACGCAGGGGACATTCACGCCGTATGGGGCGAACTGGTCGAACTACTTTGATGGGGTTGGTGATCGTCTAGAAGTTGCAGATGCAGCAGCAATGGAGTTGGGCAGCGGTAACTGGACAATTGAGTTATGGGTAAATACCACAAACAGCACCCCATATTCCGCGTTGTTTACACGAGATGATGGCGGTACAACTGCCGGTTCGTATGTGATATTGCTGAATACAGCATCTGCAAACGGAATCGTAACTTTTTGGTCGGCTGATATTAACGGATTTTCCGCTGCCGTATTAAGTTCAGGATCGGTTAATTGCCGGGATGGCGCATGGCACCATATCGCTGTTGTAAGGAACAGTAACACATTGACAATGTATATTGATGGTGTATCCACATCAACTGCCTCATACTCAGGCGCTTTTGGGAATACTGCACAGCCTCTCAAGATTGGTTCCGAAACTGGCTACGGTAGAGACTACACTGGTTATATTTCAAATGTTCGTCTTGTCGTAGGTACTGCTGTTTATACCTCCAATTTCACCCCAAGTACCTCTCCTCGACAATAGCACCAACAACTTCACCATCACACGCGTTGATAATGTGAGCGTTCAACGCTTCAGCCCGTTCAATCCGACTGCGCCCTATGCCGCAGGCACTGATGGCGGGAGTGGTTACTTCGATGGGAGTGGGGATTATTTAACATCCACCACTTCTTCGGCGCTAGACCTTTCGACGGGCGATTGGACTATTCAGGGTTGGTTCTATCCCACTGCCTACTCTGCCGGTAACAATGTGCTTGCTTATGTCGGCGCATCTTCCGGGGACAAGATCGTCATCGCAAACATCCAAACTGGCGGCAACGGCTTGTGGTATCTGCTGAACGGCACGGGTGTCATTACATCTACAACAAGTGCCCCACTTAATGCGTGGTCGTTCTTTGCCTTGGTAAAAAGCGGTAGCACAACAACTCTATATCTGAATGGCGTGTCACTTGGCACAACCACATCGGTTCCGACATCTTCAAACAAAAGCGTGAATATCGGCTCTGATGCGGGTGCTGCTCCATATCAAGGGTACTTCGGAGACATCCGAATCCTCAAAGGAACGGCAAATACGGCAGTTCCCACCGCCCCTCTCACCGCCATCACCAACACTAGTCTCCTGCTCTCCTACACCAACGGCGGCATCATCGACAACGCGATGATGAACGATCTAGAAACGGTGGGTAACGCTCAGATCAGCACGAGCGTGAGCAAGTTTGGTGGTGGGTCACTGGCGTTTGATGGTACGGGGGATTACCTTACAACTTATGGGACTCCTCAGTTTGCTTTCGGGGCGGGAGATTTCACAATCGAATGTTGGGTTTACTTCAACAGCCTTACCCAATACGATTGCATTATTGATTTTCGTCCTTCCGGCACAAACGGCGCATATCCGTGTATTTTTGTAGATACAAGCAATACATTGGTTTATTATGTAGGTGGCGCAAACAGAATAACCAGTTCTGCGGTTTCTACTGGACAATGGTATCACCTTGCTGTTAGCAGAACCGGAACAAGCACCAAAATGTTCTTAAATGGTGTGCAGACGGGTTCAACTTATACCGACTCAAACAGTTATTTGGTTGGCAATCCATTAACGATTGGCGGGTTGGGGTATAACTCTCCGGGGACTTATGCCCTTGATGGTTACATAGACGACCTCCGCATCACCAAGGGATACGCTCGCTACACCGCCAACTTCACGCCGCCTGCGGCACCGTTCCCGACATACTAAGAATTTGGAGTCAACATGGCACATTTTGCAGAACTTGGAATTGACAACTTAGTGCTTCGAGTCATCGTTGTTCACAACAACGAACTGCTTGACGAGAACGGGCAAGAGTCTGAAGCCAAAGGTGCGGAGTTCTGCCGCAACTTGTTTGGCGGCACTTGGGTGCAGACTTCTTATAACGCCAACTTCCGCAAGAACTACGCAGGTCAAGGCTTTACCTACGACTCAACGCGAGATGCATTCATTCCTCCCAAGCCTTTCCCGTCTTGGGTGCTAAACGAAGTGACTTGCAACTGGGACAGCCCTGTGCCGTATCCGACTGACGGCAAGCGGTACGAATGGGATGAGGCCACGACCTCTTGGAAAGAACTTGCTAGTGTTTAATCATGGAACTGCAAATGTTCATCAATGCCGTGATTGGACTTGCGGCTTTCTTCGGCGGGTGGGTGCTCAACAACATCACCAAAGCTATCGAGCGTCTAGACAAGGATGTTCGGGAGATGCCGCGACAGTATGTCTCGCGTGAGGATTACCACCGAGACATAGACGAACTCAAGGACATCTGCCGCCAAATCTTTGCCAAGCTAGACAACAAGGCAGATAAATAATGGACGATCTAGCCGTATTTAAAGCCAAAGCCCAAGCTGAACTCAACCGGCTTGAGGCGCAAAGTACGGCTAAAGAGGTAGCCGGTAAAGCCATTGGCAAGCACGGTCTTGCTTACATCACGGCTATTGTGGTGATTGGTGTGGGCGCGTCTATCGTTCTTGAGAATGAGAAGATTGCCGCAGTCATGGGCTTGCTTGGCGCGGCTCTGACGGCTTTGATCTCTATGCTCAACGGGATTGCCGGTGCTGCTCCCAAGCAGGAAAAGCCCGAATTTGAGGTAATCAAGAGCCTGATTGACAAGCTCGACAAGCTTGACCGGCAAGAACTGCCAATGAAGGTGGATGTGGTCGGGGACAAGGTGACCGTGACCAAAGGATCGGACACCGTAACGGCGCGGAGGGATTGAGATGTTAGAACTATTTAGCGGCGGCATCTTCGGTTCATTACTCGGCGGCATCTTTCGACTGGCTCCCGAGGTTCTCAAATTCTTTGACAAAAAGAATGAGCGTCAGCATGAGATGGCAATGTTTAGCCGTCAGTGCGAACTGGAGCAAATTCGGGGTCAGCAAAAACTAGCCGAGATTGGAGCCGAGCGAGATAAAGCTCTTGATGTCGGTGTGATGGATGCCTTCAACGCTGCCATCAATCAGCAAGCCGAAATGGCGAAGGCCGCGGGTGGATGGGCTGCGGCGCTATCAGCTTCTGTTCGCCCGGTGGTCACCTACTGGGTCATCGCCATTTGGTCATTCATCCATATTTGGTTTGCTTGGAACTCTTGGCTTAGTGGTGCGCCTGCTAAGGAAGTGTTTATGACCATGATGACCGCAGACTTCACTGCGCTTGTCTCAGGAACTATCAACTACTGGTTCCTCGACCGCACTCTTAAGCAGCGCGGGCTATGAACTTAGACCTAGCGGCAGAGCTTTGCCGAAGGTTTGAGGGCTTTAGTAGCAAGCCTTATATTTGCCCCGCAGGCGTGGCAACTATCGGCTATGGATCAACCTACTATGCCGATGGCCGCAAGGTCACGATGGCCGATGCGGTCATAGATGAGCCGCAAGCCCGTATGCTTTTGATGCATGAGCTACTTAACACTTATGCTCCGGGCGTGATCAGGCAATGCCCCATCCTGCTTGCGCTTGCCGCACAAACACGCGACTGGCGCAAGTTAAATGCTATCTTAGACTTTGCGTATAACCTTGGCGTTGGTCGATTGCAGACATCGACGCTTCGGCGCAAAATCAACGCACAAGATTGGGAAGGGGCTAAAGAGCAGTTGATGCTTTGGACCCGAGGTGGTGGCAAGGTGTTGCGCGGCCTTGTGATCAGAAGACAGGCTGAATGTGCGCTTCTATAGGACAAGACATGAAAATATGCGTATACGCAATTAGCAAGAACGAAGAACAATTTGTAGAACGATTCTGCGCGTCAGCTAAGGACGCTGACCTGATCCTGATTGCCGACACCGGCTCTGAGGACAACACCGCAGTCAAAGCTGCCGAGTGTGGCGCTACGGTCTACGACATCTGCATCACCCCTTGGCGCTTCGATAAGGCACGGGATGCGGCCTTGGCGCTGATCCCCAAAGACATTGATGTCTGCATCAGTCTCGACCTAGACGAAGTGCTAGAGCCGGGATGGCGCGAGGAAATTGAGCGCAAGTGGAAGCTCGGAGAAACGACCCGGCTGCGCTATATGTTCGACTGGGGTCACAACATCCGGTTCAAGTACGAAAAGATACACGCCCGCCACGGCTATCGGTGGCACCACCCGGTTCACGAATACCCGGTGCCCGACAACCGAATCACTGAAGTCTATGCCGACACCGACCGATTGCTTGTCAGTCACCACCCGGACCCGACAAAGAGCCGGGGACAGTATCTTCCGCTGCTTAGGATGGCAGTTGCTGAAGACCCTCGCTGCCCTCGGAATGCTTTTTACTTTGCTCGGGAACTGACGTTCTATCGTCTGTGGGATGAGGCGATTGACCGGCTCAATCACTACCTGAAGATGCCCGAGGCGACTTGGCAGAACGAACGCTGCTACGCGATGCGCCTGCTGTCGGAAGCCTATCAAGCTAAAGGCGACTTTTATGCGGCGATGAGTTGGGCGCGCAGGGCTACGGCAGAAGCTCCCTACACGCGAGAACCTTGGGTGCGGGTAGCTGAGTTGGCCTACGCCTTCAACAATTGGCCGGACTGCTACGCAGCTTGCCGCGCCGCCCTCGACATCAAGGACAAAGCCGCTGTATACACAATGGACCCGTCAGTGTGGACAGAAAAGCCTCACGACTACTTGAGCATTGCGGCGTGGCACATTGGCCTAAAGGCAGAGGCAATTGAGCATTGCAAAAAAGCCTTGGAATTTGTGCCAAACGACGAGCGCATCAAGAACAACCTCGCTATGATGCAAGCGTAGTTGCCTCTCTCCTGCTGAGTTATAGGCAAAACTCGGCCTTAGCCCCCCTTAGCGGGGGCTTTCTTTTGCCACTCAGACAGGATCACTCGCTCAAGGTACTTGCGGCCTGCAATGCCTCGGTGTTCCTCCACACCGCGAAGATACTCCCGACGCTCTGCAAGGGGTTTGGACAGGACGTAGCGGGCTTCGCACTCGGCACGAAATTGCTCAGACGCACGATAGTCTCGGTCTGTCCCGGCTTTTGACGGGTCAAGACCTTGTGTTTGTTCTTGCACATTCGCGACCTTCGTGTCCATTGCTCTGTCTTCCTTGTCTCAAGGGTGCGAAGGAACAAACCACACTCAGGGCACTTCATCTTTGGACAACTCAAGGTCAATCATCAGGTTGCGGATGGTTCCATGAAGCATACCGATTTCTCGGTTCAGCCTTGATATGTCATCGTCAGGACAAATGGCTTTTGCTTCGTCGTAGATTTTGTTAAGCAAAGCATCGGCGACCTTGTGCGTTTCGTCTATTCGTTTCTTGTAGTTCATCACAGCCCCATGAATCGCGTCATGTTTAGCTTGATAGCCGGTTCCATGTCTTGAGAGTCACCCCGGTCTTGTCTGCCCCACCACACGATCCCGTCATGGGAAAAGTCTGTGGTTCTTGTATAGCCGATGCAATCAGGAAAGCCGACCACAAGGTAGAAGGGCAACCTAGCGATTCGGCACATCTGCTCTGCTGCTGACCACTTGGCTAGACTGATCTTGAAACCCCCATAGCGGTCATGTGTCTCAAGGTCGTACTTGGTGGTCTTGATTTCGGCAAACGCGAAGGCTTTTTCTCCTCGCGTCATTGCGTAGTCGAGGTGATAGCGAATCGGCAGCTTCATCATTTGGCATTGCGCCCTTTCAGCAAACCGATCCGCTATCTGTTGCTCTACGCTCAGATGCTTCTGAGTTTCGTAGAGTGGCCTCATCTAAATATCCAAAGGATTGCCAAGATGATGCCGATGCAAACAGCGGCCATGCGCCATTCGCTAGGCTTGTCTTGATCAATGATGGGATAGCCGACCACGAACTCGCATTCGGCCATTGTGCGGGGTGTCTTGTAGTGTGATGATTTCATGGTCAGAGACTGAACGGGCAGTAAGAAGTGAACACTCGGGTGGTGGTGTACTTGCACTGGTAGTCCACGCAGTACGTTCCCACATACCGATAGCCTTGCGCGGTGCTGATGCCCTCACAAGAAATCAGCGTACCCGCACGGGCGAAGGCCACCACCGGCGAGAGGTTGGCGGCGGCGATGAGGAGAATGAAAAGAGTTTTCATCAGAAAGGCACCTCGTCAAAGATTTCAGGGTTGTTGTCGGGGTCATGGCGACGACCCGACGCGGAAGGCGGGGACTCTTTGAGCCTGTCCCCTGCAAAGGCAACGCTGTCCACGATGCCGGTCAAGCTGCTCTTTTGATTGCCGTCGTTGCCCTTGAAGGTCTTCACATGGACATCCTTCAGGTCCACGAACAGCGTCACGCCTTTCTTGAGGTAGGGCGCAAGCGACTCGGCGCGTTTGCCGAACAGCGTGGCGTCTACCCACTGTGAAGGCATCTTGCCGGTCTGATCCTTCATGCCGTAATTCCACGCAAGGGAAATGTTGGCGACCGGCTCGCCACCCCCCGTGTAGCGCAACTCGACATCTCGGCCAATGCGACCGACTCCAATTAGCTTCATCATTGGGAAATCCTTTCGACCATCTTGGTCACTTCATCTAGAAACAAACGCACTTCTTTTTCAATCTCCGCGATCAGTGCGTCATCGCGGTCAACCCTGACAATCAACATCTGAAGGTGGTCAGGGAAGCGTGGGTCATAACTCACGAACTCGCAGAACTTCCGACCCGTACACGCCATCTGCCACTGCATTTGATAGACGTACTTCGTGTCAGGCTTGCGCGTGGACAGGTTCTTCAGGTGCTGCTTGGACTCGGGGCACTTGATCTCAATAAGCCCATCCTCCCCGACAAACCCGTCAGGCGACGCCCCGGACATGGGGATCGTCGGATGGTCGATCATCCCCACCTCGGTCACAAAGTTCCCTGTTGTGGACTCATAGGCTGATCGGGCTGCGGGTTCCTGATCCACCCCCCACTGCATCGCGGCGTTCATAAACGACGGCGCTTGGGCATTGGTGATGCGTTCTAAGGCAAGCTCCATCAGGTAGTTTTCCCGCGAAGCCCCATAGCCTGTCTTTGTCTTTGCCATCACATCGGCAATTCGAGATGCCGTGGCCTTGCCTAGACGGGCGGCGAACCATTCAGGTGATTTCTGTTCCATCATTGCCACACCTCATTGTCATCACCGCCTGATGTTTCCACTTGCAATTCACCGCCAAAGATCAAAGCGATTTCATCGAATGGCACTTTTGCATCCCGCAGTTCTTTTAGGATCGCATTGCATCTGTCAGCCATTGGCTGAATCTGCTCCCACAACTCACGACCACGTTCAATCGTTTCGTTGTATTCCTTTTCCAAGGCTTTTGCTTCTTTGTTTTTCATCACTTGACCCCCATCAAATTCAAAATTGCATCCACGGTTGTCTTGTCGTAAGACCCGTAACACTCCAACTTGGCGACTGGCGTCTTGGATGTGTTCGTGACCTTGACCGTGATCAAATACTTGTCGTTTTTGTTCTTAGTCGGATCAGTAATGTCCATCCTTATTGCTTTGGGCTTGTTCATTTCAATGTTTCCTCCGTTGCATTTAGTTTTTCAACAATTCTTTCAATCGCACCACCCGGCGTCATGCTCAACGCCTTCATGATCAAAGACAGCGACTGATCAATGATTTCATCGTAGGTGCCGGGGTCTGCTTCCTTGATTGATTGCAAGGTCATTCGCGCATCTTCCAAGGCGTCAATGTCTGCGCTGTTGACCATCCAAAGAAGGTCAATGTCTGATTGGATTTCGCTCATGTGCCCGCCTTCTCTGCTGCATTCTTAAGGGAAGGCCCATGCGCCGCCCACAAAGCTCGCTTCTGTCCCGTGTTGGGCATGGCCGCAAACTGCTTATTTAGGGCCGCTACGCCTTCCATTGCGGCATCCTGAAGCATAGGGAGCCACTGACGCTCAAAAGCGGCGTAATCGGGGTCAGGACGCTTAGAAGCGGCATTCCCGTCGTCGTCTTCCGGTGCGATGCCACAGGTCGCCATGAGCGAGTACCGGCGGGCATAGGTCAAAGCCGAGCCATAGCCCTGCGGGTCTTGCTTAGCGGCGGGTACATGGAGCTTGCCCCCACTGATCACCTCACCCGACTCATGCAGCAAAGACGTTTCCACAATCACGCCATCGGTGCATTCGTGCGTCTGCTGAATCAGGGCGATGCCGTTTGCATTCAGCGCATCAATGACTGCCTCGACGCAAGCGGCAAGGTCGGCGTATCGGCTTTTAAAGTGAGGGTTTGAGGAAGTCTTGAGCGCAGGGGCGAATGCCTTTTGCGCCTTTACGAAGGCTTGTGCTATCTGTTTCATGTCTTGTCTTTCACTTAGAAGGGAGAGGGTGGAGCCTTGGCAAGTTTGTCGCGTTTCTGCTCGGCAAGCAGGCGCGCAAGCTCCTTGGGTGGTAAGGCTCCAAAAGGCCACCCAAGGGGGTTTTGTTGTTTGTTTGGGGAAAGTGGTAGCGTCATCATCTAGTCCCGTAAAAGCTCTATTGTCGTCAGATGTTAGCGTGTTTTAAGGGTGAAAACCCTAGTAAGCCAATCAATTGCCTGACCATTGCTGACCTGTGCGCTTGTGACCCGCAGGATCGTCCAACCTCGGCAGATCGCTTCGGCGTACTTCTCACAGTCAAGGGTAAAGCCCACGCCCGTCGTATGTCTTCCACCTGTCCACACGCCGCCTTCGATCTCGACGGCGATCAGTTCATCAGGCCACGCGAAGTCGAGCCTCCACCGGCGCTTGGGATGGAACTTGTACTCCCGCACCGGGTCGGGCACCCGCAAAGCGCGGAGATGCAAGGCGAACAATTCTTCAGGGTTGCTCATTAGGCCAAAGTCCTTCTAGCTGCAAAAGCCTTTTGGTGCGCTCGTGGGCTTCGTTCCAAATCATCTGTTTGGTCTGTCGGCACAGGCGACCCTGATCAACCTCGTAATGGCACTCATAGCAAAGGGCTGCGACGTACTGGTCTGAAGCCTTGATCCCGCGACCTTTGCCGTGAATGCTTTGATTTGAGTGCGCGGCCACGATGGTGCCGTTGTCGATCCCACATGACTGACAGGGAAGCGTGCGGCAAAACTCAAGGATGCGCTTGTCCCTGACGTATGGATACTTGTGCATTTCACTCACCACAGAAGCACGCAATAGCTTCTTCACTAGGATCAAACATATCCGCTTGTGACTGAGAAAACTTCAGCATTTCCGCATAGGAAGGAATGCCTTGATTGAATCGAGCATTGATGCGATTTTCTTGATTGATCCACCATGTAGCCCTTTGTGGCGCATCTTTGATCAAGTTCAGCAAATGAGAAGGTTTTTTCAAGAAGCAAAGATCACAATTGCTTAACAATGAATTTCCTTCCACAGTCACCGTTTTAAGATTGAATGCTTGAGCATTCCAAAATGCCAAAACGTCTTGATTGCCTACATTGGCAGATGCAAGCGGAGTAATCTTTTCGTCTTTGTTGTCGCGCATTTTGGCGACTCGCCTTGGCTCATCAGCGCGGATTCCAATAAAAGTGCAATGTTCATCCATGCCGCGAGATGCCATAAAACGCTTCATGGGCACAATCTTCAAATCAGTTGTGCAAAACCTAGCAAATGTGTTTGGAAGATACTTTTTCTTTTCGATCAAAGATGCAAACGGCTCGCCTTGTCTGCTCGCGGTCTCAAAGTTCACCAAAGCAAAGTGCGGAGCCTCGGGACGAAACTCAAGCCAATTAATTTCTACATTCCAATGCGTTTGGCAGTCACGCACAAATTCCAAGGTTGCCTCATCTTCCTTGCCGGTATTGGCAAAGCACACAACAGCTTCATCAGGCAAGCCACCATTGCTTTGGAGCACGCGCCACAACATATAGGCCGAAGTGCGCCCCCCCGAAAAGCTGATGCAGGTCGGGCCGTCGATTTTGAATGGATCACGCATCAAAAGTCACTCCAAGTTGCTGCACGGCGTAGGACTCGACTTCGTTCATGTAGGTGGTGAACTCCGACACGCTCATGTCTGTCGTACTGCGGCGGCGGGTCACCACCTCACCGCCGGGCAGCGTCACATCCTCACAAACGCCAAATTTCCGAGCAAAGAACTCATGCCACACATCTGCTGAGAACTGCTGACCATCGACCCAAGCGGTCGCGGCTATGGTCTTGAGAACAAGCCCCCAATAGCGTTTGTTTTGTTCACTATTCCTCTTTGTCTCTGCGGTGGTGACGATAAGCCGCAGGGGAGTCCCCGCGTCGGCCATTGCTTTCGCGTTCGACCCCACGAAGGCCACAAAGGTGTTCCACACGCTCAGGTCGCGCAAGTGAAACTCTCGATACAAATGCGTCATAGCTGCCGTCCTCACATAGTCGCTCGACATGGTTGATAGAAGGGTATTGGTAGTACAGGCACTTTTCTCTGCGGTCGCACCACCCGCCCATGCACGAAATCACGATGCCACCTTAAAAGCTATACGCCCATTGGCGCGGGCTTCGTACTCACCGTTCCCTGTCGTTACTTGCAGCATCTCAGCGTGCTTCTTTTTTTCTCGGTATTTCCTTTGACGCTCTGCCGAAGTCATCCTTCGACGCTTGGCATCCTTGCCCTGTCCCAACTTGTAGACCTTGAGCAAATCGCGTCCTCTGCTGTCTTTTTCCCACATCGCAATGTGGGCAGCACCGGCTTTGTGAAGCTCACGGCAATAGTGCAGCCCCGTTGCTTGGGCAAGTTCGTAACAAGTGTGGGTGCCCTCAAGCAACAGCTTCACAAGCTGCGCTTGACACATGGCGTTGACTTTAATCATCGGATCAACTTAATCGCTTGGAGTGCTGCGATTCGCGCAAAACTGTTTTTATTTGCTTGGCGGTGCCGTTCTTGCTCGGCAAGATAGCGTGATGTTTCTTCGGCTTGAGAGCGCACCACAGGGATTTCCTTGGCTCTAGGCGGGAACACATCGCGCCAACCCATCAGCGTCGATTGGTCGAGGGAAGCATTGGGGTCATGTCCGGCAGCGCGTAGGTCATAAAGGGACTTCAGCACCATCTTTTGTGCGCGGTCGGTGAAGGGAATCTTCTTCATTGCCTTACGCATCTCGCAAAAGCCTTCCCAAGCCTCGGGGTCGATCCATTCAGGAAGGGCGATCATCCATTGCCCCTGACTTTTGAGAAGACATAAGACCAAACAAAGCCACCGCCGACTTTTGCCGCAAACTGCATGAGGACGATGTGCGGCATCAATGACCCAAACGCAATGGTCGGGAAGATCAGCGAATCAACCGCAGCACCGGCGACATTTGACTTGTTGGCCTTAGCAAACCAAGTTCCTTTGGCCTTCGTAAACACCGACCAATCCACAAAGGCGGCTCCGGTAAACGCGACTGCTGAGGCAATCGCAATCATGTGCGCCGATGGGTTGGCAAGATAGGTAACCAACCCTGATGCAATGATTAGGCATAGCATCTGAAGCTGATTCAGTCGCGTTTGCAACCAATCGCGCAGGGTCAGGTCAAGGCCAATCAAGAAAAAAGCATTGATCGGGCTGACCCACGGCCCAAATGCGGCGATGGTTAGGTTGGCTGCCGTCATAGCAACGGCATAGATCACGATTGCAATGTAAAGCACAGTTCCTCCTGCGTTTCAATGAATGCCGGTGCTGAGTTGTTTGCCTCAATACGCTCGGCAATGACTTCTGCGCGTTGCGCCACGGTAGGGGGCAGATACGAACCAAACCGACTAAGTGATCCCGAATTGACTGCCGCATTGGTTGAGTCGGCAGACGACAAGGGCAGGCGTGTAAAGATGTCAGGGTCAAGCATCCGAAGCCCATGCAGCTTGCAAAACGGTCGGCCTTGCTCGTCGCACACGGCTTTCATTGCTTGCTTCATCCTGCCCCACCATTGCGGGGTGCCGACCGAAGAAAACTCCCCGCTCGACCCCAAAGCGACCGTCCTAAACCGTCTTGCCAACCAAGTGAGCCTTGGCGTGGGTTCATGCATATGCCAAACGGGAACACCGTTCAGCACCTTCGGCCATCTCTCAACTAGCGCGTCGTTTTCCTGAGCCGTGCCATCAATAACATCAGGGATCAAAGCAAAGTCAAAGCCGGGGTGCCGGTGCCACTCTGCCACCCACCTGATATAACCATCCACATCAAGTTTGCCGCCCTGTTTCCACACAGTAAACGCACCGTTGTCTAGGCAAAACGACTGGCAGACCTCGGCAACGATGCCGATGTCGTCAGGGTAGCTAAAAGGCACAAGGGCGTGGCGACCGGCTAAGAATCGCGCCGCATCCTTGCGCGGGCCACCAATGGGAGTGCCGTGGTAGTGAATCACGATCACACCCAAAGCGCATCGAGCGCATGAAGAAGAAAGGCGCAGCCAATCAAGCCGGTGATGATGGCAAAGGCGATGTCGATCAGTTTTTGTTTCATGTCTTGTCTTTCAAAGTTGTTTTCTCAGTTCGAGCCATGCTGTTGCTGCCACTCCCGGAATTTGTCCATTTCCAATGGCTCCAAGCGCGTCCATCCTTTGGGCCATGTCATCAATTCCTCTGAAAGCTCGGGATAAAACTTCATCGGAATATTGCTTTCGAAATAAACGTAAGTAATCCTCTCTGTTGGCGCTGTTTTTCCAAGGGAACTTCGTTTTGACCGCGAATTTGCGATCCATTTTTCTTTGCCGTGTTGCACGCCGTCTGACTTCGTGGGTGTAGGCCAAAATCCAAATTCGATCTCTTTTTGTGTTGATTCCGATGGCGTCACCTCCCAACACTCCCCATCGCGCATCAAACCCCATTGCGGCCAAGTCTCCAAGAACTCGTCCAAGCCCCCGAGAAGTGAGCATTGGTGAGTTTTCCACGAAGACGTACTGCGGTCGTACTTCACGAACGATCCGCGCCATTTCTCGCCACATCCCTGATCGCTCTCCGTCAATCCCGGCTCCACTTCCTGCGGCGGAAATGTCTTGACAGGGAAAGCCGCCCGATACGACATCAACAATGCCTCGCCACGGTCTTCCGTCAAAGGTTTGAACGTCATCCCAAATCGGGAAAGGCGGGAGAAAACCGTCGTTTTGTCGGGCGCACAGTACGCTTGCGGGATAGGGTTCCCATTCGACGGCGCAGACGGTTCTCCATCCGAGGAGCTTGCCCCCAAGGATGCCGCCACCTGCTCCGGCGAACAATGCGAGTTCACGAAGTCCATCATTGCTTTGCTGATCAGCCATGCCATTTCATTTAGTGTCGTCGTTGCAATGATGCTAGTGTAGTTCGACAACAGCGTCACACTATAGGATAAACCCTCGGTTTTGCGGGTTTTTTTATTACTCGCTTTGCGCTTGCTTGTGCCACAATGCGCTTGTCTAGAGTGGCATCTAGGCGCTGAAACGATTGGAACCCCTAGTGGGTGCTGTGCGGTCTTGCATGGCAGTGGGCGGGTCTTTTGATCGTTTCAAACGCCTCGCTGCTGCTCTCGCCAAGAGCCAAGACCGCAGAGCATCTTCTAGGGGTTTTTGCTTTTGGACGGCCTGATGCGGTACGTCGGTGGTCAGGCTTGAGATACCCCGCTACATGAGCAAGCCAAAGCGGGGACGGTGGGCTAAGCCTAGAGCCGGGTGGTTAGCGCAAGTCTAGGCAACGCGAAGCGATGAGGTGGCTCCGAAGAGGGTGCTTATCGCAAGCGGAGCGAACTGTAGGTTGCCTACGGTTAGGCTCCGCTTTGCTCCAAGGTTCACCAAAGAGGGTTCTTAGGTTGTAGTAGTAGATAAAGAGGGGCAAAATGCCCTTAGTTATCCACAGGGGGCACCATGCGCTTTTCAGTCAACGAGCAAGTCGAGCAAAAAGACCCGATCATGGCTTTCACCATGCACCTGCTCCACGCTGCCTCAAACGCCCACATCCTGCACTGGACGACCCGCAGTTACGCCGAGCATCAGGCTCTTGGCACTTTTTACGAAGAACTGCCCGACCTGCTTGACGCATTCGTTGAAGCCTTCCAAGGCAAGTTTGGGTTGCTGCACGACTTCGTAGCCGACTACAAGCTACCCGGCTCTGACCCGACCGCATACCTAGAAATGCTCAAGGTAGAGGTAGAGACACTGAGGGCGGCACCGGGATTCCCGCAAGACCAAGAGCTACAGAACGAGGTGGACAACATCGCCAACCTCATCAATAGCACGCTCTACAAACTGCGCTTCCTTGCCTAACCATGCCCCTGACCAAGACCAAAGCGGGATGGATGTGGGGCAGCAAGGGTCCCTTCCCTTCCAAAGCCAAGGCTCTATCAGTCGCACGGGCGGCATACGCTAGTGGATACAGGGAGGTCATATCCCAACCGCACCCTTCAACCGTAAATGCTCCCACCTTGGATGCAAAGCCGAGCGCAGTAAGCTCAACGGCTACTGCCTCGCCCACGGGGGACGGGAAAGCCTGAGCCGGGACTACGACTCGGTTTACAACACGAAAGCCTGGGCACAGATTAGGTCGGCGCAACTCAGCCGCCACCCTCTTTGCCAATCCTGCCTGACCAAAGGCAAGGTCGAGCAAGCCCA